TCGCTTTTGAAGTACGCGCCGCCGCCCCACCGCGCGCGGAGAAACGCGCCGAGGAACCACGCCGGGTTCTGCCCGGGCGGAGAGCTCATGAAGTTGAACGGCGCCGCCGGAATGTCCCACGTCGGCGCCGAGAAACCGTTGACGGCGTCCCACACGCGCACGGGAACGCCGTCGACGCGCACGCGCACGGCCGGCAGCTGGCCCGAGATGCGGCCCGTCGCGAGGAGTTGCATCCCGAGGAGCGCGACGCCGGGATAGGCGAACTCGTGGTTCAGGTTCACGGCGAGCGATCGCCACACGAGGCCGCTCACGATGTTTCCCGCGGTGCCGGCCGGCGTGACGCGGCGAACGCGGACCTCGATCGGGCCGTTCCATCCGCCGCCGTTCGCCTGCAGGTTCGCGCCGAAGGAATCGACGTAGGCGCCGAGCGCCGGCGAGCTCGGCGTGAACGTCCACGTGTTGCGCGTGATCGACGATTGCGGCGCCCAGAATCCGCGCCAGGTCGTCGTGCCCTGCGGGCGCCAGGCGAGCGAAACGGTGACCGGGTAGGCGCTGATGAACCCCGTCGCGCTCGTCTGGTAGATGCCACCGGGCGCCGCGAACACGAACCCGAGGTTCGCGATCTCCTCGTTCCCGGTGTAGGTGTAGATCGCCTCCTGGTCCTGCTCGTCGACGCGCTGGTTGACGTTGAACGTCGCCGTGGCTCCCTGGAACGGATCCGCCGGAAGCGCCGGCTGGTCGAGGTTCCCCGGCCGGAGCCACACGCGCGCGCCTGGCAGCGGCGCCGTCGCGTCGAGCAGGTTGTCGTTGATGCGGATGTGGTCCGGGATCGCCGGTCCCGGCGTCTGCCCCGTGAACCCGCCGAGTCCGTCCGCGGTGCGCGCGACCTGGTCGCCGATGCGAGCGATCGGCCCCTCGCAGAGCGCCAGGACGACGTCGAGCCGCTCGAACGCGCTCCCGCCCGTCGTCGTCGCGTAGACCGACGACCAGATGTATTGCCCGCCGACCTCGTGACGACCGCCGACCGCCGGGATCGTGAACCCTTGCCCGTAGCTCGTTGTCACGCCCTCCCACGAGTAGGTCGGGCTCGAGTCGTCTCCGCGCTCCTGCGGCAGGCCTGGCGGTTGCGGCCGCGGCGCGAGCGATTGCACGAGGAACGAGACGGCGAGCGAGACGATCGCCGTAACGAGCGCCTGCACGAGGTAGGGGACGATCACGGCGCCCGGGTTCGGCGCGACGAGGATCGTCGCGCCGTCCGGGATCTCGGCGCCGGCCTCGAGGAGCTCGCCGTTGAGCGCGACGCCGATCGTCGCGTGCGGCAGCTGCGCGGCGACCATCGTGCGAAGGTTGTCGGCCGTCAGGCCGCGCCGATGCGGGACCTCGAACTGCGTCGCGTTGGCGGTTCCGAGCAGACTCGAACGAACGAACACGCGGATCATTGTCGCCAGACCTCCGACGCCGGCGGCGCCTGGTGAGGGTCGAGAGCCACCGCGCCGACGAGCGGGAGCGCGGTCCACAGCCGAAGGTCCGGCCCGATGATCCCGACGCCCTGGTGATCGCCCTCGAGGAGCCAGACGTCGCCGGCGACCGGCTTCCGCCGCGCCGCCTCCACGTCGGCCACCAGGTGCCATCCGGCCGGCAGACCAGTCGCCGCGTCGATCCTGCCGGTCTCGTTCCACTCTTGGAAGATCCGGCGCCAGGCGTCGCCGACCTCGATCCCCATCGCGCGCGCGACGCGCAACGTCACGCCGTAGCAATCGATCGCGTTCGCCTCGCCGCGGGCGCCGAGCTTGTACGTCATGCCGAGGAGCTCCCTCACCTGGTCACTCGCTGTTGTGGGATGCCGGGGAACCCGCCGAACCGCTTCGGGTGCAGCTTCGGAATCCGGCGGAAGACTTCATCCTCGCCGCGCGCGATGCAATCCGCGAGCGTCTTGTTGCAGGTCGTGTAGGCGGCCACCGCGGTAATCGGGTAGCCGCACTCGATCGACCCGAACCGCCACCGGCAGCGGCCAGCGACGTAGCGGTCGGTCGGGACACGGACCTCGAAGAAACTCGCCTGCTCTAGCCGGAGCGTGACCGTCTCCGCGGTCACGACCGCGTCCGAAACGACAAAGTCGAACCGGAAGAACTCGTGGTTCGGGTAGGCGGGTGCGGCGAGCGCGTCGGCGTGCGTCAGGATCAGGGTCGCCGCGTTGCCCTGGAACCCGTTCGCCGCGTGAATGAACCGCGCGAGCGTCCTCGAGGTGTTGTCGACGATCAGATCGATGCCGGGAAGGTCGCCCTCGTTGCTCTCCTCGATCTCCGACCAGTCGCACGGGAACGGGTAGAACGTGTCGGGCGCGCCGGCGCCTGGCGGCCACGTGATCTCGTCGTCGCTGCTGTTGAACCGGAAGACGACGGCGGGGAGCACCTTCGTCCGGCGCTCGAGCTCGAGCTCCCAGAGCCAGACCCACGGCGTGCGACCGTGCGGCCGTTCGCTCGCGGCGAGCATTGTGGCGGGGATGGTTGGCATCGTTTCAGGGTGTCACGAACACGAGCTCGCCGACCTGCACGTCGACGCGGAACGTTTGGGCGCTCAGTTGCGACCAGGACGGTTGCGAGAGCCGGACCGCGGCGATCGCGTCGTCGTGGGGCGGCGTGACCTGCATCGCGATGTTGGCCTCGAGGAACGCCACGAGCGTGTCGCGCTGCGCGGCCGTGAGCGGTTGCCAGAACAGCGGGAACATGCGGCGCACGCGTTGGAAGACACTCCACGTTCGCACGTAGCCGGTCGACCCGCGGAGCTTCTCGAGCTCGCCGATCGCGTCCTCGGCGACCTCGAAATTCGGCGGAAACGGCGGCGCCGGCAAAGCGCCAGGCGAGAGGCCCTCCCGACCCGGGATGATCGCGGTCGGCGCGCCGATCGTCGGGACCTGCGGGAAGGCGTTGTCGGGATCCTTCACCGGGTAGAAGGTGAGAAACCAAACGTCTCGCACGTGGTGGAACTGCGGCGAGAGCCGCTCGAGCCAGCGGTTCCGATACTGCACCGCGAGCGATCCCGGGCCGATCGTGTTGCCCCCCATCGTGAGACACGGAACGCCCTCGTGCGGCCCCTGCTGCTGCTCGTGGCTCACCGTGTAGCCGGCGATCTGGCCGTTGTCGAGGTCGGTCCAGAGCCCGAACGCGCGCCGCGCCGTTTGAATGAACTCGACCTGCCCCGTGCAGAGCATGAGCGGAAACCACGTCCGATCCTGCTCGGGAATCTCGGCGGGGAACCGACGGTTGCCGAAGAAGAGAGCCGTCGGGAACTCGTCCGTCAGGTTCGCCGCGAAGTCGGTGTGATCATGGTAGACCATCGGCAGGTTGTCGAGCCGGATCGAAACGCACGCGAACCTCTGGAACTGTCCCGGTTGCGATGCGATCCCGGCGATCCGGTAGCGGCCGCGAACGCCGGTGAGGTAGGTCGATTGCGTCTGCTGCTCGCACCAAAAGGAACCGAGCGCGATCCGCGGGTTGGACAACGCGCCACCGCGCGGACCGATGCCGAGCCGCGCGCCGTTGCCGTGCTTCGCGACGAAGTTGGCGCCGGCGAGGCCGTCCGCAGCGCCGACCTCGAACGCCGGCGTGCCGCTTTGGGGCTCGTAGTAGATCGACCAGAAGTGCGCCCAGAGCTCGCCGGTGCTCCCCGGCGTGTTCACCGATCCATCGAGGAACGTCGGCGTCGACGTGAGCGTGCTCGGGAGCGTCGTCACGGTGGCGAGTTGTTCGTTGCTCGGGATGTCGTCGAGGTTGAACCAGATCCACCGGAGGTCGGTCACGTCGAACTGGATCGCATACGCCGGCGTGTCGGTGTTCCAGAACGTGCGCCCGAACAGCTGCATGTTCGCCGTGTTGCCCCACGAGGCGCCCCACACCGGGTCCGTGATCGTCGGCGACGCGGAGAAGACGACCATGAACGCGAACGGGATCCCCTCGTACTCGGCGACGATGTCGGCGGCGCCGATGCGAACCAAGTGCACGGGATGTTTGACGCCGCTCGCGTCGCCAAGGCACAGCTGGATCTGGCCCGTAACCGGCACGTTGCCCGTCCGGCGGATGTTGCCGATCTTGCCCGTGATCCAGAACGCGTAGTGGGTCGAGGCCTGTAGCTTGCTCGTCGGGAGCTCCGCGACGAGCGACCAACCGTCGCCGCCTGGTGGCCCGGCTTGCTGGCCCATCGTGGCGACCGTTTTCACGTCGTCCTCGAACTGGTAGCCCAGGAAGACGACCTGCGTCATCGGCTCGCCCCCTTCACTCGCTGGCGCACCGATCGGACCCGCGTCAGGTCGCGCGCCTGCATCGCGCGGAACAGGCCGCGTTGCTCGTAGAACGCGCGCTGCACGTCGCGCGAATCCATTGCGGTGATGTTCACGTTGTAGTTCGTGCCGCCGCCGCCGAGTTGCTCGACCGGGATCCGGCGGCCGTCCGGGAGCGGCACGAATGCCTCGCCCTTGCTCGCGGACCCTTCGCCGAAGAGCGCCATCGTCGGCCCGCGCGCGATGCCACCGTGCGCGAACTTCCTCACGGGCCTGGTGTCCTCGAGCTCCCCGGGATGCACGCCGCCGCCCTCGTAGCCGAATGCGGAGAGGATCTGCATCGTGATGAGGCGCGCGATGATCTTGCCGATCAGCTGCAGCACCGTCGACGCGAAATCCTTCCACGCATCCTTCGCCGACTTCTGCTGCGTGATGATGTCGGCGAACGCGTCCGACACGGCGGAGAGTCCACCTTCGACGACCTGGCGCCCGGCGTTGCGGCCAGCTTGCGAGAAGTCGCGCCAGGCCTCGGTGGCCTGCTCCGCGCCCTCTTGGAAATTGGCCCAATACAGGGTGAGGTCGTCCGGCGGTTCGGCGACGACCTGCACGGTCGGCCCCTTGATCGGCTGTTGCGCGTTCTCGCGGAGCGCCTGCATCCGCTCGCGGAGCTCGTCGAAGGCCTTCCCCATCGCGGCCGTCGTCTTGTCGGCCTGGCGTTGCTGTTCCGTGAGCTCGACGAGCGCCTGGCCGAGCTCCTCGGCCTTTTCCTTGTTCCCCTGGAACGTCGCGATCGTGCGCTCGCCGCTGATCCAGATCAGTTGCCACCCACGGTAAACGTCGGTCCCGAGCTTCGCGACCTTGGCGAGCGCCTCGATCCCGAGCACCATCGCGTCGACAACGCCGAGCATCGACTTGCGGATCTCGGGCGCGTTCTCGAGCATCGCCTTGCGGAGCGCGTCGAATACGTCGGTCAGCGCCGGCGCGAGCTCGATCACGACGAGCCGCGAGAGCCCCTTGAACACGGTCGAGAGCTTGTCCAGCGAGCTCTTGTAGGCGTCGAACGTTTTCAGCTGCTCGTCGCTGATCGTCAGGCCCATCGCGCGGAGGTCCTGCTCATACTTGCGGATCGCGGCGCCGCCCTGCTCGAGCACGGGCAGGAGCTCGAGGCCGCCGCGCCCGAAGACTTGCATCACGACGGCCGTTTTGTCGGCCTGGTTTTCGATGCCCGCGAGTGCGTCCGCGGTGCGCGCGAGCAGGTCAACCAGGTCCTTGTTGTCGCCGGCGAGGTCCTCGGTGCTGATCCCGAGCTTGGCGAACGCGTTCGCCATTTCCTTTGATCCGCGGTTCGCGTAGCCGGCGTTCTTGCTGAAGTCGCGGAGCCCGTTCACGAGCGTCTCGAACTTCACCGCGTTCTCCTCGGCGAGGTTGCGGATCGTGTAGAGCGACGAGCCGGTCGCGCCGAGCTTGGTCGCGGCCTTGCTCACCTGGTCGAGCTCCTCGGTGAGCGCGGCGAAGTGGCTCACCAATTGGCGCACCGCGAGCCCGGCCACGAGCCCGGCGAAGATGCCCTTCAAGCCCGTGAGCTCGAGCATCTTGTTCTTGAACGCGTTCGCGCGCGTCGTCGCCGCCTGGAACGTCGACACGATCGTCTTCCGGATCACGCCGAACGGCTTCGACAGTTGGTCGACGACCTTCGTCACGATCTCGAGCGTTCTGCGTTCCGTCATCGTTTGGGCCTCAGCTGTTCCAGACGTTTCCGTTCCTGCTCTGCATGCCACTCGCGCCAGTGGGCGATCTCTCGCGCGATGGTCGGCCAGGCCTGCACGAACGTCGCGGCCTGGTCATGCCATCCGCCGGCAGACGGTAACACGCCCTTCTCGACGTGCAGCGCCGCAACGATGGCGCGCTCGTGAACGGGCTCGATGAGCTTCCACGGGCACTCGTGCCAGTGGATCTCGTTCGTTCCGTGGCAATCGGGACACTCGGGATCCGATCCGTCGCAGACCGGACACCCACGCGCACCGTGGCACGGCTCCTCGGTCGGTCCGTCGCATCCCCATCGCTTGCGGATCCCGGGGTTCTTCGCCAAGAACTCCGGGCTCTTGCAGAGCGTACAGGTTTGCTCGAATCCGCCACCGCGCGGACCTAGGAACGCCGCGGCGGCGAGGAGGAGTTTTTTACGTCGTCCTTGGTGACCTTGTTCGCGAGCATCACGGCGGCGCCGACGTTCTGCACAATCA